ACCAGCGCCTGAGTAAGTAATGGCTGTTCCACCCATACCACCATCGGCCACAAAACAATACCAGTCACATTGAGTAGGGGCTAATGTAACTGATCCTGAGCCACCAGGCCCACCATCTGTTGAAGATCCAGGGGAACCACCAGTTGCACTAATAGGTGAACCTGGTGTTTGTGTGGGAACTGATACTGATGATGTTCCGCTAAGACCACCAACAGTAATAGACAGAGAATCAGAGTCAGTTACAGTTAAAGCAGTTCTAGCGTAACCTCCACCTCCGCCACCACGGCCCTGGCCGGTTGGAGGGTAACATCCACCTCCTCCGCCACCCCAAACATGGACATGAACCTCAGTAGTTCCTTCTGGAACTGGCCATGTAACACTCTGAGGTCCTTTGAAGATACACCTATTGTTTAAGTGACTACCCGCAGATGTAGTTTGATATTGTTGTGTCATCAGTCTATCCTCCAACCAATAGTGGCATTGACATAAGTAAATTTCACACTTTTATATGCAACATCAAGGGTAATATCCTCAGCAAGACTCATAATATTACTTCCATTTCTTGCTACTGTAGTGTCTTTAAAGTTACCAACTGCAACATTGACTTCACTACCAACAGTTGGTGAGATAGGTAATGTAATTGTTTGGGTTGCACCAGTGACTTCAATGAACTCGCGATTAACAATAGTTTTACCAGTCGCTGAGGCTGATACTCCATTATATATCACACCATCCAGACTGGATACTGTGGTGATACCAGACACATTTAGTGTTCCAGTTACATTTGCACCAGTGTCTGTAGTTTCAAATTTTTTGGAATTATCATAGTAGAGGTCAACAGGACCATCCACCACAAACTCTGCCATATTTTCAGTGTCAGCACCCTTGGTAATCTTTACGCGACCACCATTGGAACCAAGAACAATATTACCAGTTCCCTGGTCTTCAATGAAACTAGCAGTTCCTGTATGATAAAGTCTTAAATCACTATCATTACCAATATTTAGGTACTGACTATCAGGAATAAATGCCCCATTACTAAAGGTACTGACACCAGTTACTGTAAGACCATCGGCAAGGATTTGAACGCCCTTCCTGGCAGTTATCATACCGACAGCGTCGATATTTGTTACGTCACGATAGGTAAGTGTTCCACCGATAGTTACATTACCATCAAATTCTGTATTACCTGTAAATGTTGAAACTCCTGAGACATTCAGGTTTGTGAGGTTACCATCACCTGATATGATGAGACTAGTTAAACCAGAACCATCACCAGAGAATGATGTTGCGGTTAGAATACCACTTACAGTAGTATTACCTGAGATAGTAGGGCCATTGTTTCCTACCCTGTTCTTAATTATGTTTACATTAAGTTGTGACATTTTATTTTATGTTATTGGGTAGAAAATCACTGAATCTCACCAAGATTCAGAATGTCAATAACCATGGTTTTACCAAGTCCAAGGGTCACACCAACACCTGATTGGATAACCAATTTCGGTGAAGCAACAACCACATATGAAGTTCCTGGACCAGCATTAGTGGTATCCAGAACCATATTTTCACGAACATTGGATTCAGCATCAATATACGCAAATGGTGAACTCTCACCATCCGAATAAGAAATAGGTGAACCAATACCAGTAGATGTTTGACCTTTGATACTAATATCAATTTTGTCACCATCAACAGTAACAGTTTGATTAATACCATCAAAATTCAAACTGGTAGTATTACCTACTAATGTATCTGCAGAATAAACAGCAATACTGGAAATACCACCAGCAGCACCACCTCCACCTGTTCCAGTGCCATCCAACAGGTACATGGTGTTACCCATTCCTGCATGAATGGAACACTGGTAATAAACATTACTTGGTGCATTGAATGGAACTTTGAAGGTAAGAATACCTACCTGTGTTCCTTGTCCTTCAACACCATCTTGGTATAGTAGACTAACACCAACTGAACCAATACCCGCTTCAGGTTTTTTGATATAGAATGGATGTCCAGAGGCATTCAGATTGAAGTGATACTTCTTACCTCTGACAAGATAAAGAACTGGGTTGTCAGCATTCTGTGTGAAACCAATACCAGTTGTCTGATATTGATAAGCAACTGTACTATTGTTTATAATATCAAACTGAGTGTAAATCTCTGCATCATTTGCAGTAACTACACCAGTGATTGTTGGATTGTTTAGGGTCTGGATTGTTCCAGAAATTGCTCCGGTGACACTCAGGTTACCTGTAATATCAACACCACCACCAAAATTAGCTGCTGATTGACCAGCACCTGGCTGAACATCTAAGACATAGTTAGTGTCAGGTGTTGTAGAGTTAAAACCTGTACTGTTGTTGGTTACATCAACAGTAATAGAAGTTCCACCTGCACCAACTTCCAGACCAGTACTAGAAGTAACAATCCCCGAATAATTTGCGTTGGTTCCAGTAGTCGAACCCGACAGGGTAAGTCCCACACCAACAATATTTCCTATAACTTCAAGTTTAGCACTAGGTGTAGTAGTGCCAATACCAACTTTATCAATACTACTTTCGGCGTAGATAAGGTTTGTTGAAACCTCTACGCCATTCTTTACTACAAAGTTTTTGTTAACGGCCATTGATACCTCAGAGGTTTCACTATCCACCTCTTATTTATTTATTATTTATACAGTTCTATTAGTCACCAGTCACTGACCAGTTCCTTGCATAAGTATTAAATCCATTTGACTTGTTGAACCAAACTCCCCATCTTCTATTACCAAGATTTTGAATTTTTGTTGGTCGAAGACTACGACCAGGACCACCACCAGCAGTAACATCCTGAAGGACAACTACACTAAGACTGGTATAATCATTATTCATAGTAACAATATAATATTTAACATTTGTACCAGTACCAGTCTGACCATCAGGTGAGCTAGGATTTATAACCTCAACATTTACAATTGAACCAGTAAAGTTGAGGTAAGTAGTAATATTACTTGAATTATTGAATGTATGAGTAACTTCACCCGATTTTACTGGTGGTGGAGGAGGAACAAGACTAAACTTAATTTTTGCTTTACCAGTATTACCACCAAGTTGTGTTGTTACTACTTTCGCAGTTCCATCAGTATAACCTGAACCACCAGCACCACCATGACCTGAAGTACCCCCAGCACCACCAGTGGCTCCTCTACCACCCTTTCCTTCAGTAGAACCAGAAGCTCTACCTTCTGTAGTAGTGATAGTGTATCCTGGTTTAAATCCTCTTATAATATCATCACTTAGTGAAACTTCTGTTCCATCATTTATTCTAAATTTAATCTTATTTGCAGAGTTATCTGAACATGGTGATATACCTAAACTAGTCCAATAGTTACCTTTAGTACAAGAAATAGTTCTACCGCCATTAGGAGCAGTCTCTAATGTATCATTTGGTTGAAGACTTACAGTACTCACAAGAGAACCAAAAGAACCATTTAATGTCAATTGACCACTACTAACCAATGTCCCACCACTTGAGTTGGATCCATTGGCACCAGCAACATTAACACCACCACCATCTGCACCAGCACTATTACTTCCTCCCTGACCACCTTGTCCAGCTACTAGAAGTAAGTTGGCTCCTCTATAAAGAAAAACACCAGAGTTATTTGTGGTACCTAGAACGACATGTTCTATGTTTTGTGTATGTGTAAGTGTGACTGCGGATCTTCCGCCTTCTCCACCCTGTTGATTAGAAGAACTAGTTAAACCAGGAGCCCCATCCATATAAAGAGTAAGGTCAAGATTCTTCTCTCTTGCATAATAAGTGACAATATTGTATGTACTATCAAACATTGTATCATCAAGTGTGAAGTCACCATCATCAAGATTTGCATCAATCGATTTATATCCACCAGTAGGAGTAAATCCTTCAAATCTTACAATACTTCTTGGTGGTCCAATATTCCAGGTGGCAGTATCAGATGCTTGAATTACTCTAGATGTAATGTCCTGTCCTTCATTCCTAGATGTAATATCAACAAATGCATATCCTCTAACAGTTTTTTCTCCTTGATCTGTAGATGAAACGAGAAATACATTACTATTTGAATTGGGTTGAATTACATCATCAACAATCCAATAGTACTGAATGGGATATCTATTATCACTAATAGTTGCCGTTAAAGTAAATTCAGCATTAATATTTACAGCGGTTCTTGTATCTTGTGGCTGTGATGTAATTACAATACTTGGAAGTACTGTAAGTATTGAGTCATTTGATTTAATACTCATATCGCATTCCCTGAAGTTGGATCATTTAGATAACCATCAAGTGATGCACTTGGAATATAATCTGCAATAAAATAAAATCTGTCTAAGTTATCCTGTGGTGATTGTGCATTATTTATAGTTAATTGTGATGTTGCAGTTCCAACATACTTTGTTCCTTCTACTAATGGAAGATTGGTCGGTGCATCATACCATCTGTATGTTACCTCCCCATCCAGAATTGCAGTTGGATTCTGGTCAAATGCTGCTGTGGCAAAACCACTAATCACAACAGTTGAGCCAATACCAGTAGTTATACTTGATGGTTGGTCCACAATCCTTAAAAGTGGACCATTCAAGTATATATTAGTATTGGGTGTTCTGAAATGTCTAAGAGAGACAGGTATCATTTTTCACAGTTCTCCTTCAAGGTATTTAGGTGAAGTTCTGGCCAACTACACCACCATAAAGTGTAGAACCACCATCAAAACTCATAAAGGAGTAAATATCAGCGGCTCCGGCAGATGGTGTGATTATAGGACTAACACCACCAGGCCAGAAGACATTAATACTATTGCCAATACTATTGACAAAAGTATCAATACCAACACCTCTTGGCGTAGTTCCCTGAACAATCTTCAGTGTAAATGCAAAGGTTCCACCTGGTGGAGGATTGATAACCCTGAAGTCATTGACACTCTCAGTTGTTGTATGTGTGAAGGAGTTACCTCTTGCGATATCAATCTCAATGCGGTTTGATGATGAAATGACAGGTTGAGATATCTCATAGTAAGACTTCAGTCTTGCTCTACCTTCAACATCCAAGTTCTCTCTTGGTGATGCAGTTCCAATACCAACACCCTTTGTAGTGGTGGCAGAGAATATAGTATTACTAGTACCAACTCTCAGTTCACTGGTTGCAGTAATGACACCAACTTGAATTGTTCCACCTTGGATATTAACATTAGGTGCGGTAAACTTACCAGATACATTACTGTCACCAAAATCAGCAGTTCCAATAAATCTGGACTGATTAGTAACATACAAGTCAGTCTGTCCGACTCCGAGAGAACCAATTTTAACTGTATACTCCGTACCAAAAGCAGTAGTACCAAAACCAACATTTCTATTATCAATTGGATGAATGCCAGTTCCTAACCCAGATTGAACACCTTTAAATAGACTATCATTTTGAAGATTAGTAAGTCCAGATCCATCTCCTGTAAATGCGGTTGCTACAACAACACCATCAACTTTAAGTTTCTCTGTTACGGTAGCTACACTACCAATACCAACACCGTTCTCATCAACACAGAACATTGATGAACCTGAACCAACCTTCAGAGTACAATCTCCTGCAGTTGTAGTCCCAATACCAACTTTTTCAAAGATAAACTCGCCACCATCAGAGGTAACACCACCGAAGGCATACCAACCATTTTCTATAGTATAAGTCCAACCAATTGTTCCACCCTTAGTTGGGTTTGCATTATAGACTACATCACCAGGATTTCCTGCGTCAGTAGGAATTGTAATACCAACAGTATAGTTTCTAGAAACAACTGCATCACCTTGAAGGAATATTGAGTTGGCTTCAATACCTTTGTCTGAGGTGGATGTCAGTTTTTGATTAAATACAACTGGACCATCAAATTCTGAAAGAATATTATTTGAAGGCCCACCATTAACTCTCAGTGCTCTAGAAGCAATGACCTCTTGTGTCTCAAGAACATCAATGCCAAATGATGCATTCTCACCATTAACAAAGTCTTCACCAGTGTAGGTTTGAATCGGAGTATCATAAACAATTTCTTTACCAGTATTGGAGGAAATTCTCTTGTTACCAATGAAGAAGTCACCAGAATCGTTCATACCGGTGTAAACAACAACACCACCAGAAGTAGTTTGTGCCTGTGCAGTTAACTGTTCATCAACAGAAAGTTGCTTCTTCTGTTTGATAGGTAGTGAAGTAGAGTAGTTACCAGGACCATAACCAAGATATTCAAAGGTATGACCAGAAGCACGGATAATTGAGTTTCTTCTAAATTCAACAGGTGAGACAGAAACTTTCTTGATTACACTCTCATCTAGGTGACTAGTGGGTCTTGTGCCCATCATACCTCTGAACACCTTAACAGGGTTAGAGGTTACAGTTGTCTTAATTCTTACAATTTCATCATCAACCTTCAGGTAGTCACCTATCTGAAAATTAAAATCTGTAAGATTTCTGATATTGATTTCATCTGTTGTTGCATTAGCGACGGTCGAAGAAATAACAGTAGTGATACCGATATAAGGGACAATATCTCTTCCACCAAAATTCTCATCAGAACCTGATAGAAGTGCTCCACCTTGAGCAGTGTTACCAGGATAGTATGCACGAATAGTTCCACCAGTTCCTGGATTAACTGTATTGACACCAACATTGATTGTAAATGTATTGATACCTACGTTATCAGTAACAAGGAAATCTTTATTAAAGAAGTCTGTCGTAGCTCCACCAATTCTAACAGTGTTATTAACTCTCAGACCATGACCCTGGTTTGTGGTGACCGTTGCCAGACCACTAACATTATCGTACACAAATGTACTGATACCAAGAGTTGTACCTGTAAGACTGAATAGTGCCTCTGTAGTTGTAATAGCGCCAATACCAGTGGTATTGATACCAGAGGTAATAGTATCAACAGGGATTGCTCTAATAGAGTTATTACTGATGATTTCAGAAATTCTATAAAGTTGATTGTATTGTACATAATCATCGGATACAACACCAGAAATTTGAATAGTGTCGTTGACATTATTATAAACCTTATCAACAGTGACCGAACCTTGACTATAACCTGTGGTTTGAGAAGTTCCGACAACATTCAGTGTTTCTGTTAGAACATAACCACTACCACCATTCATAATATGAACATCAGTAATACTACCAGATGCATTAACGGTAATTCTTGCCAGGCCACCAGTACCTGAACTTGAACCAGAAAGAACTGCGTTGTAGAGGTTTTCTGTTCCACCACTACCATTACCGTATCCAGAACCACTACTATTAATACTTACTCTAGTAATTTGTTGTAGTCCATGGTCACGGTCAGTAAAGATAACAATGTTTGAACCATCTGCCGCAGATTGGATATCAGTGATACCAATACCCAAATTATTTTCATTATTAATCTTGTCAAGTGTTTCTTTGGTAGTACTATTTTTTGGTTCACTGATAACGGTCTTACCAATCTTATCAGGGAGTGCATAAGTTATAGAGGGACTTGGATCTGATATTGGATTATCTCTATCAACTTGTGGATAAAGATTGATAATAGGTTGTCTGAAACTATGATCCTGAGAATCATTAAATGGTGATACTTGAGGTGTGTTTGAGGTATTAAGAATATTCAGATAATAGACACCATCCTGTTGACCAGGAACATACTCCTTAATCTGTTGAACATCATAGACAAAATAATCATTATTAAAGTTCTTACGTTTGAAGGTAGGAAGACTTGTAGTTCTGTTAGAAACATTATTGGTGAAGGTTCCAGGATCAGTAGAAACACCTTCTACAGAGAATGATCTAGCACTTTGAATACCAATAACTTTAAATTTACCATTATAACCAGATTGTGCTGTACCAACAGTAAAGTTTGTACTGGTTACATTATTGACCTCAACAGTAGAACCAATAGAGAGACGGTGATTTCTTTCTGTCTCATAGAATGCAATTCCACCACTGTACTTTGCCTTGGTGATGTAAGATGGATTTCTGAGTTGTCCACTGTTACTCATAGTAACAGATCCTGGATTGTACTGAAGTCCTACTTCAGTATTTGTTTGTCCATTGACACGATTGGATTCTTGAACAATGAAACTATCTTTAGGAACTCTAGCGGTTCCAACACCTGAAGAAGCAGGAAGTATGTACCTATACTGATAAATCCTATCGTCAGATGATCTGGTATCAGGTGTTCTTGTGATGTATGTTCTAGAAGTTGAATCTCCAAGAGCGGTAGTTCCAAGACTTACTAGTTTAGGATACAGTGTGTTATCAGATGTCGCAGTTCCAACAGTTACATACCATTGGTTTACATCAGAGTCAAACTGAATTGGGTGGCCAATATCACCAGAAGTCTTATCACTAACTCTACTCTGAACAACCAGATTACCACCAAGATTGTTGAGAACTAACTCTGTTCCAAACTCAGCATCTTTTGTAGTTTGTGCAATCTTAATTTGATCATCATTCAGACCAGTTGTGATCGCATAGTAAACATAACTATTTTCAAGACCATCAGGAAGTCTTGAATTATCACTCACAACTCTAATAGATTCACCATTCTGAAAACTATGATCTTCGGTAAATGTAAGTATATTACTTGCAATGCTATTACCTGTTCCTACAGATCTACCGACTCTTGAGACCTTCACACTGGTTACATTACTTGAACCAATATGAGTCTGTGGCATCACAATTCTTGCATTGTATGCCTCAGTAGTTACACCATCAGAAATAAGAACAGAAAGTCTATCATCACTCTTAGCACCAACTCTATATCCCTGGATTCTGGATTCGGGTCTAATGTCTGGATTGTTTTGATTATATAAGTAAAGTCTACTTGTAGACCCTACTCCAACAGTTCTAGAAACATCAATGGAAGTATATTCAAGATTAACATCTGTAGTGTCAATTTTTCTTGGGGGAACAATATTACTGATGTAACCAATATCATCCACATCAAATGCATCTTCTCTATATCCTTTGGACGTTAAAGAAGTTTGTCCAAAGTTACTATTAGAGTTGGTGACAGAGAAGTCGCCACCAGATTCTGTTACAAAATGATTTGAGAAACCAATTGCAAAGATAGACACCAACTGAATGATAGAGTTGTTGGATGCCTTGATATGGAAGTTAGAATAACTTGGTTTATATTGTGCCTCAGTATCAGAATGAATATTCGTTACTGTTGTTGAATCATCATAAGAACCAGTAACTGAATTATATTTTACAAATGCATTGTCATCAACCTGAAGACTGACACCCGTGAATTGCGCAACAACCATTGACTTAAAGCCAGATGCCTTAGAGCCATCGGCATGCATACCACACATACCATAAACAGATCTCATTGACACATTAAAGATATATGGTGAAGCACCAGAAACTGTGTCCGTCGAAAGTTCTATAGAAACACCAGTTACTGATGGAAGAGCATTTGATGGAAGTGTTGAAGATTCGTATGTAAAGGATGTGGTTTTTCCTTCACTATCTTGAGAGAGAATTTCGGTTGCAACGAATGTACCATTATATGCATTGTCAGTTACACCGTTGACCTGGAAATATGTGTCAACATTTAATCCACTAATACCATCACTCAGATTGACAGTAATTGTTGTGGTTGCAACTGAACCATTACCCGATCTTATACTACTAATACCTGTAGTACCACCAGTTGGTCCGACGATACGAAATTCATCAACCTTTGGCTCAATATCTACACCAGATGAAGGGTAGTCAGGACTAATTGCACGGCCAGAAGAAGGCCCATATGCAATACCAATCTTTTCATAATACATGTCAAGATCAGTTCTATTGGTGGTATAGTTACTGATAAATTGATCGTTAATACTTACGTTATTAGCACCATCTGCATATTCAAATGTGGTTAGTTTATGGTGTGAGAAATTAGGAACAGCAGTGTTGTCAGTATAGTCTCTATAAACACTACCATTTGGATCACCATCAAATGTGGTGAAACTTTGTAGGTAACAACCTCCTGTCACTCTAAAAAGAGCAGATCTTTCAATATTATCATTCTCTGGGTTTGGAACATACAGAGGACGAATCTTACATTTACGAAGATCCTGTCCAACAATAGAAGTACCTCTGGGGATGATAACACCGCCATGAATACTATTCAGTTTAAAGAGTTGGTTAGTAGGAGACTTTACATCGAAGTTAGTATATACATCAAACTGTGAAAAATCGGTACTAGTCGAACCATTTCTTAACTTGTAAGTACCTGAACCATCTAGAATCCACCCAGGTCTATTATCAACAAAGTGCTCACCAGGAGCCAACATGATAGTTGTCTTTTCAAATCTATCATTATCTAAACCTCTCTGGTAAGAGAATCTAGAGGATTCTACTAAAGCTCTCTGAATACTTTTAAAGGGTCTTGCAAGTGAATTACCCTGATTGGTGATACTATCAGTAGCATCTAGACTGTTAGGATCAACATAAAGAATATTTCCACGGACGTTTTTCAGAAAATTGTCTAAACGTGATAAGGGCATTTTACCTACAGGCCGTCTTCATTATGAGTTATTTATCCATAAAAAAACCACCCAAAAAGGGTGGATACATTACCACAGAGTGGCGCCTTCCTTCACATTATATTATCTTACCACACTTTTCTCTTTAAGTAAATACTCTACTGTTGTTGCAACATCATTCATTGCTATTCTTAAATCTGTTCTTTGTCCCGACTCTTGCCAAAGAGTCTCATCATCATTACCACAGAGAGTCCATCTCCACTGTTCCATTTTATTACAATACCAGAGATTTATTTGCATGTTACTCTATAGGTAAAAGTTCAGGATTTTCTAATTCTAGGTCATACAACATAGGATGACATTCTTCCGCCAACAAATATGATGATGCCTTATACAAACCATCCAAGGTATATGTTGGAGAATTATTTGCAGCATCAATGACATCATAGTTGTAATAGTATTCTTCTTCGGCATCATCAAAGGTAAATGGTATACCTTGAATAAAATACATCAGAACTAAGTTAGATGTATCATTGAGCCAAACAAACTTGGTTTCAATTTTATATTTCATAAGAAACCCCTCGTTTGAGATATTTATTAATAGTTAGACGGTTCTCTCTAATCTATTTGTTGCTTGGTCAGGAAAGTCTCTTGGACGACTATCACCAGCATTATCAGTTCTAGGAGAACCTTCGTTTGCTTTCACAGTATGTTGATAGTTCACTCTCTTGTATCTCAACCCTAGAGGATCAGGCATCCAGTATGTTACTTGCCAATCTTGATCAGGACATAACTCAAGATGCTTCTCTACCGAGTGATTGAAGCTACCCATTTGAACATGTCCATCATGAGTGATACATCTATCATCACCAATATCAACCACAAATAATTGACTCATTCTCCCTTCCAAGTTGGTGGATGAAAAACACAATACTCATTGAAGGTGATCTTCATTTCTTTTTCTGTTAAGTTGGCGTTCTTTGCTGCCTTGGGCAAGTTCCACTTCGCTGCAAATAACATTTCCATAGACTGACGCGTTTCTGGTCTCATACTCGTAACACTCCAGAATTTGTTGATATAAGTTAAAAGAATACCTATTCATGTAGGTTGAACATAGTTAATGATTTTCTCTGGTAACACTGACCTAATTGTCTCTAATACATTCATAAATTCTTCTACTGTGTCACAATTAGAAGACAGTGTATTACCCTCATTAGAAATAAGAGTAAATTTACGCATCATTATGTCAATGACACAACTGGTAATGTATTCATCGTTTTCGTTTTCAACAAGAAAGTCTTTTTTATTGTATTCCATGAGATTGGTCAGGGACTCTCTCAGTATAGGAGGTTCAGGATCACCTGTCAATGACCCTGTGACACTTATGAGAGTGTCAGACTTGTGGAACCAATACCAGACACTGTAAAGGTCAATACACCACCTGTATGGGTGATTGTGACGGGTGTTGTTGATGCTGCACTGACGAATCCACTGGCAGTAACAATACCCACGTTCAGGTTAGGTGCTCCAATGATACCTTGTGCGACTGTTGCAACACCGGCAACACTTGCATAGGTCGCAGTACCAACACCAAGAGTGGTACCATCACCAAAAATTGTATAGATCTCGTTAAAATTATCGTTAGTCTTATCAAATGATGTTCTCAGTGGATCACCTGTTCCATCATTAGGAACAGAACCCAAGTTAACTAATTGCTTTGCCATGATTTGTTATCTTCGTAGGATTATTTATTACTTACTGTCCGCAGTAATAAGTGTGTTGTCTGCAGTAAGATTACCTCTATCTGCGTCTGCAGTGTTACTATTTGTCGGTAATTCAGAATCTACCGCCTCAACAGATGGTATCGTTGTTTCAATATTTCTTGGAGAATTATTAAGACCATCAGTTTCTTCTTGGTTTCTGATTTTTACTCTTTCTACAGACCATAGTTGTAGTTGTGACCCATGTTTTCTTTGTTTTGTAGTATTTACTGATACAAACCAAGTTGTAATTCCAACTCTGGTAGAATCAATCTCATCCAACAATTGTTGTTGTTTTGTTGCAAGGTCCGAACAAACGGCACCAACAGGAACAGTTAATGCTCCAGATCCAGGTGAGATAAGACCTAATATAGGAGTTAATTGTCCAGTGTCAGCATTCCATTCTACTGATGCTGTACCAGATGCTGTACTAACTCCAGTCCATGAACACCCAGTCTGAACTCCTACAAAAAATGAACTTAAACTTCCCGAATACAATTCACTAGGTATAAAAACATTTCCTAGAGACACTGATCCATCAATTTTATATGTGTTAGTCGATATTCCTCCTGATGAATCTATTTGATAGAACCTACCTAATGTATCACCTTCTTCGCCTTCAAATGTATCAAGAGACCAGTTACCCTCATCATCTCTTATGTAATAATTTAATCCTACATCAGGGTCAGTATAAATTGAATTTTTGACCCAGATATCTTCTTCCCCTTGGCCTGCATTAGTGTTAGTCAATATAGGAAATTTCATATCCTCCAGTGCATTATCATTAGGAGAAGTTCTAGATTCCAAGTAAGGATACCTTCTTATCCTGACGGCATCTGTTCTTACAATTGAGTACGCAACTGCAGGAGTTGCAGTACCACCAGTACCAGGTCCTGGTGTAACAGCTTCATCTACACCATTTCCTGAACTAATATCATTATTCAAACCTCCTGTGCTATCATAAAAACTACAAATTGGGGGAAATACTCCTGGTTTAAATAAACCCAATGCAGAATTACCTAAACCAATTGCTTCTTGTTTTTTGTCATTAATTATCTGTATTTGACCAGAAATATTTTGGAGAACTTCTAGATCAAGTTCTTTTGATACTAACTGATATTCATTTACTGCTGTTGATGCAATACCAACAGGATATTGAAATACATCATTCTCTTCATCTCTACTGGATTTTTCAGACGAAAGACCAGTGACAACAAATTGTCCTGTTGTGGATAATGTGGACATATTATAAAACTACTATTTTGTTATTTAGATCTGTTTCCACTGATTTGGATGTGTGGAACCTTGATGATGGTTGTAATATTCTTCTTTAAGAGTGACTCTTACATCACCTGCGATTACAATTCTTTCATTATCTCTCACATCACTTTTTTGAGTAAAGTGAGTTATATTACTAGGAAAGACAACAACCGATCCTTCATATGGGGTGATTGTATAAAAGTTACAATTATATCTATTAAATGACATCAGAGTATTGTTAGTATTAGATACTTCAAATAATCCACCAACACTTTCATTTTTATTCTTCTCCTGTTGAAGACAGAACTTATCAGACGTAGAGTCCGTCTTCAGATAATAAACAAAACTCAGATTAGATTCATTATGAAAATGAGGTGGGATAGATGGAGTATCATCGTCTTTATGATACCCAACCCATGATTTAATTACATGATAATTGAGTTTTGAATAATCAACATTTAGATGATAAAAGTAATTATCAATAGATTTTTTTAGGTCATCAAAGAAAAGATTATATTGTGGATCTAGATGTAGAAAGATTTTACCAGAGTATTCTGGACTCTCATTCTTATACCCATTGAACCAATACTCTCTTAAAGAATTTATATTTTCTTTCTTAAACTCTTCATGACATTCAATACTATCTTGATAAATTACCAGAGGGAATATCTCATGTACCTTATTCATCAATCACTATTAATAATATACTGAGTATTATCACCTGGATAGTCTGCTTCTGTCAATCCTTTATATTCAGGAATGTTAGATTCAGTGTCCTTTCTTTCGCCATAGACAACATAACTACAATTGATAGGTCCACCGGCACTATTCTTCACAATTACCTTAGTTCCCCACTGTACATCCTCTACATAAAGTTCCTGAAAAGAACCAATAGGACTAAGAACAACATCAATACTATCAGGATCAACCAAACCTTTCCAGTATTCAGGAAGATTGATCACATTACTACCATTCAACTTACCTCGGACATACACATCTGCCTTTGGAGTTTCAACACAGACATATCTTAATCTATGATCTTTTTTGGTTGGGTGTGGAATATCAAATGACTTCTTAGATGATGCGATAGATCTTGTCTCGGTCATGTATGATTTCATGTCACCCACACCCGCCAGTGTTGCCTGACTATTCATCTTTACAGCACCGTTGGCAATAAAGACACCGTTCATAGTACTTACTCCATTACAAATAATTTTACCATTGGCAACAATACTACCATTAGCAATAATGTTTCCATTAACAACGGTGTTAAGAACTTGTAGAAACAAACTGGGAAGTTTCTGTCCTGCTTGTTTTTCAAGAACAACAATTTGTGGTGCTGAAGCATAAAGGTGAAAATAGCTGTAGTCACTAATATCTCTAAAAAAGACGAGACCAACATCTGTCAAAGGAAAAGATGTGTCCGTTGGAATATCAGTATGCCACATTCCTTCTTTTTCAGAAAGATCATAACTATATGCAGCCTCATCATTCTGGAGAGGTCCAGTAAATGTTGCATAATTTCTTAACTGAAATGGTCCTGGCATCAACCTACCTCCGTCACTAATTTAGGAATATCTTTTCTTTCTGCAAATACATGGTAATAACAGTTGATAGGAAGACCTGGTTTTGTTCCTACGACAATTTGATTGTCTTGTGTTCTCTTTACAATCAACTCTTGATGAGTTCCAATTGGAGTCAAGGAAACTGTGATAGTCCTTTCATCTACAAGGTTCCTCCAAACCTCAGGAAGGATAATAGTATCTTTGTTCTTAAGTTGACCTCTTACATATACAGAATGTTCGGGTCCTTCCATACACGCATAAACAAGTTGTTTGTTAGGGTCGTCTGGATGAGGGATCATAAAGTTCTTTGATCTTGCAAGAAGAACTTCAGTGTAGATAATCTTTGACTTGATTGTCTTTACAGTCAGAAGAGTGTCAACTTTCAAGAAACTTTTGATTCTTGCATATGTTTTAACCATCAACGCATAAAACGGGATGGGTTTCATCTCAATATTCTTGTTCTGACCAATCATTACATTGGCAATACCATTAGTTGGTCCTACTGGAGCTCCATCAGTAGCAGCTGTTTCAGGGTCAAACTGACCAGTAGGATCACCAACAATCTCCGGGCCCTCTACATAAGCAGAACCACGAACCTCAAGAGATCCACGACCAAGAAGTTCAGGTTTTCCTAAACCACAAAATAATCTTTTTCCTACTGCAATGTCAGGTACTCTCATTATACTATTGCTTTGTTTTTTTGTTCATTAGTTGATGGTGTTCCTTTAGATCCATTGACTTCTGTAGCACCATCTGCACAGTCAACCATTCCACCGTATATATTTAACACGGCTTTACCAACACACTCTACAGACTTTTCAGAGAAAATTTTTGTAGATATCTTTGAGTTGAGATCAATGGTTTGCGCCTTACCAATGATCTTCTCATTGGCATACATCAAAATACTACCACCCTTGTTATCTGAACCAGTAGTTTGAATCAGAACGTTTCTTCCTCTAATCTCAACATTGCCGTTAAGTGCGTTGAGAACCAGGTTTCCACTTACCGCATCAATAAAGACAGCAGGTTCATCTTTTGTAGTACAATTATCTCCTGCCTTTACCTGAAATGCACCAGGTGATCTACAGATTGTACCATGTTTTCTATGACTTTCACCCTTTTGCTCTAAAGTGATATAATGTTTTTCATTCTTACCACTTCTTAAGAGTACCGCAGATTGATTATTATCTGGCCAAATGTGACCAAATTTTATCTCGCCATGCATGTTACCATATCTTATAACATGGTAATCTTTAGTTTGGGACATTAAACTTACCTACACAATCTATAACAGAAATAACCTTATCTTGGAAGTCTGGTTCTCTCTCCAAATCATTCTCTCCTATTCTATCTATACAGAACTTCGGAATCAGTTCTGCATTGAAGCCTGACTGAGATTTCATGGTAATCTTTGGCATCTCAGTAAATCCTTCACCACCTTCAGTAACTTTGATGGATACAATTTTACCAAAGTCTCCAAGTTTGGGTACAGCCTTGGCACCAAAATTAGGTTCAATAACAAGTTCATCACCTTCACTGTAATTGATACCTGGATTGTCAATAATTACCTCGCAAAGATAGAGGATAACTGGATAAGAACCAGTATCCAGTGATGGATAATTTCCAGGAGATGTCAATATAGTAAGTGGTGGAGTGGTAAGAACTGATTCTTGTGTAATGATCGTTGGTATTCCACCAGGAATAATCTGACCAGCATCCGTTTCAATCTCTGTTCCCGGTGGAATAGTAACCTCATCACCAGGACTTACATTAACAGGGTTCTCTGGAGGAATAGGAACTCTAATAGTTCCATCTCCATTAGTGATATTAGTATCTTCTGGATTTGCCCATACTCTACCATCACCACCAGTAGAACCATTTGGTGTAGGAAGATAATCTTTACCAGGTTGAACGACTATAATATCAACTATACCAACAGTAGGATTGCCGTTAGGATCCCTAACGTCAACATCAGGTGTTGTTCCATCTCCTGAAGTAATTGGGGTTCCATCAGGAAGTGTCCCTCCAAATACAGGAGTTACAATACCACCTTGACCTATACCACAATCATCAACAACCTTTGTATAAGTATTTCCTGCAATATAATCGTAACCCGCATTAACAACATCACCACCAAGAATCTCACCACCACCACTTACGATAAGATTGATAGCAGCACCTGTACCTGAACCAAAAGTATCAAGAGTAGGTGGTCCACAAGTTCTTGGTCCAGTGTAACAAGAACCCGCATCAAATAAATTATTAAAATCTAAGTTGAAATTAAAATTATCAATGTCTATTGCACTGGTAATTGATCCTGCAGTATTTGTAATATTTTCAATCAATGAATCAAAATTGTCAATTATTCCAGAATTACTACCATCCCATATACTCCAGTTTTCTACAGTAGAACACTCCGGTTTTTCTTCACAACTCAAGAACGAAATGACATCCAAAATAATTTGAAGACCTCCTCCAGCAATACCAAGAACACTATCAACAATACCACCAACACCATTGATAATAGATTGAATTGCACCGAAGGCTTGACTTACTGCACCATCAATCAAACCAGCAAGTTGACCAAGTAACCCACCTAAAAAGTTATTAACAAGACACTCTGCAGTATTAACAACTCTATCAACTGCTCCCTTGAGGAATCCAAGAACCATGTCAAACAATTTATCAATAATTTTTTTGAACAGACATGCTATAATATCACTGGCAGTTTCCATCCCCTCTTTCATCGCAGGTTGTTCATTGGGCATCAGGAGATTATATAATTTCTTTGCAGCATTATTGATTCTTGCAATAACAAACTTTTCAATTTCAGTGAACAACCACTTAACTGCACCAGCAATTATTTTTGTACCTTCTACAATTTTTTTCTCAATCCATTCTTGAGCTTTTGCAATATCTTTGTTTAAATTAAACCTAAAATCATATGCGCTTTTCTTTGCCTTTTCAATTTGTTGAATAGTATTCTTTATTTGAAGTTGCATTGAAGTCAAAGGAGACTTACAATCTGGTGGTGGAGGAAGTTGTGTTTTTTCTTTAGCATCTCTCCAGATTTCACCAGAACTAAGATCAAATGCAGTGGAGTCTCCTGTTACAGATTCAGTCCAGAACTCAGCAACATTAAATGGTACATTATATTCATAAGAATCAGCAAATGTATTACCACCAGACTTTTCTCTAATTAAGAAAGGTGAAATATTTCGCTCAAAAAATCCAGTTGTGGGGAAGAATGATGGTGAATTGGCACTAACTTGGTTGAAATCATTATACCCAAAGGTTCCCATGATGACAGGTTGTTGTCCATCCTTACCATCAAAGTAAAAACCAAATACGAATGATCCTTGTGTTAAATTTGCAGAAGCAGAACATCCACCTCCTCCTCCACCAGCAGTCACAGGATACAACACAACTGCCCAAGGTAAATCCTCATCAGCAATATCAGGATCTTCTGATGCAGATTGACTCTCCCATCCATCTAGATGAGAGCCCATAATACGAACTTTATATCTCTCACCAAATCCTTTTGATTCCGTATTATCATTTGACGGAAAACCAGAAATGTTGTCTCTCCAAACCTCCTCTTTAGGAATCTGACCGACCCACCAATAGAATCCGTCTCTTCCTATAAATTCTTTATTTTGTAGAACTTGATCTAACATTTATTCAATGTCTCCGAAACTATCTCTAATGATATCAATGCTTGACAGTGTTTGTTCTGAATTTATTTTGTGACAGACATTTGCAACAATATATCTTCCAGAAAGAGTTTGACTACCACTAGAAACTTCAGTATTCAAATTTACAAATGTACAGTTTACAACGTCCCCAGCCCTAATACTAAAATCTCCGGGTATGATTATATTTATTTTAGTTCTGAATAGTTCGTTATATCTCATAATAGATTGAACCATTACCTCTGGAGACCTGGTGGTAGGCGATGGATCCTTTCTATCATCTATTAATTTACTATCTTTACTATCTTTACTATCTTTACTATCATTAGGCAAAGTTCCAATATCAAGATAACTAAACATCAATCTTGAAGGTTTTTCTATAATTTCTTTTTGTGGATTATTTGTTTTCTCATTCAATAATTTTACTTTACCTTTTTTATTTTCCTCAAAACTAAAGTCCACTACTCTATAATTGAGTGAATATAAGTCAAAGAAAATCGTCTTACTATTATACACACCTAATGATAAATCTTTTCCAATATCTGCCTGTTGTTGAGTAGTATAATCTAAAATGTTAATTTTCTTTCCACCAATACTACCCTTTGGTTCCTTACCTGTATTATTGTAAATAAAATCACGACCTGGTTTTACCAATTGTTTAGAAAGAGTGTCAACCGACTTGAAGTAATACTTATCTCTAGTTTGGAAGAAGAAAAACCCTGCAGTAGCACCCTGAAGAGTTCCTTTCGTTGGATCATCTGATGCAGTTTGTGAAGTTGCAGACTTAGATGCTAACCAGGTACAGGTGTAAAGTGGTTTCTTTGTATTACCAATAAAGTTATAATCATAACTACTCTGTTCAATATCAAAGACATCTGCTCCTAAACCTAAAATATTTTGAAGAATATCCTTAACATGGTTTCCTGGATTACCATTATATCTCTTAGTAACTCTTGTTTCTTCATTAGTCCAGTACTCTTTAGTAACTAAATCCAAAACAAACATCTTCTTTGTACCTTGAGTAGCAACATTTCTGATACTCTTGATGTACATTACGTCCGAATCACAGACTGCAGAGGTAAGTGTTCCTTCACTTTCAGAAGTTACATCGTTATTATCAATAACTTCAAACTCAATTTCTTCACCACCAACCAATTCAAGATCATCAATAATACCACTGGTATTCAGTCTAGTATTACCTTCTTTTTCAAATCCAGTATCTATAAAGGCAACCGTAGCCGTCACAGTATTGGCTAGAATACTTTCATAATAATAAAATTCTGCAATAGAACCACTAAGATCGGTGGACTTACCATTAGATCCTTTGATCTTAAAGAATTTTATATCTCCAGGTCTAATGGATTGTTTATATGGAGTATTTGCCATTATGCATTAGAAAAGGGTTGTCCTAGGATTATACTATCTATATCTATATCATAACCACCAGAACTACGAGAAACACCAGAAGAAGCACCAGGGCCACCACCAGGAAGTGGTATATGAACTGGTACTGCTACTTCTAACAGTGCAACCTGTAGTCCTGTTTCTTCATAAGATGCAGTAGAACTAACTTCCTGTGCCTTGTCAGGTGGTTTTTTTGGTGTCATTTTGATGGGATGTTTCTTGGTCCAAGCACCTGGTTCTACTTCGGCACCTTCTGCACCAATTTCCCAGTGGAGATGATAAGAACCAGGAGTTCCAGTATCACCGGTTTTGGCTAACATGGTTCCAGCACTGAACTTTTCTCCAACCTTAAGAGGTCCTGGAGCCATTAGATGAGCAAACATATGTTTCTCACCATACACATCATCCTGCCATTCTACAATATTCCCGTAACCAGAAGCAGGACTATTTCTAGTTATCCTTCCTGGTAGATACGCATATACTGGAGTTCCCTTAGTAGTGGGAATATCATATCCTTTATGATTACTCTGAGTACTTGCCCTATATCCTTTACCAGATATAATTGACAATCCTTGTTCATCAATATCACTTTGTGCAAGTGGACTATAAGCTGTACTCAAAGAAGCTTTTTCTTGACCATCATATGCAACAGAACCACTATGACCAGATAGACTCCCCAACTTGGTATCACCTCCCATTACTGGTGTTTGTGGTTTTGAAAAACCACGTAGATTTGTATCAGTTCCTTTTAAAATATCAAAATATTTTGATTCTATTTCTGCTCTTTTTTGTTCATCTTCGACTCCTTTCAATTCATTATCTCTTTGAGTTTTTATTTTTTCTATTTCCGCTCTTCTATTTTCATAGGCAGTATATGCATCTTTTTGTTCCTGTGTTCCACTCTTCATTACATCAAGATATTGTCGTCCACCAGATGAGGTACCTCCGGGACCTACAGCAGGTTTATAATCTGGATTTTTTATTCTCCCTTTTCGAGTTCCATCTTTTTCTATAAAAGTATCAACTCCTGTAGATCGAAGTTTTTCTTCAATAATTCTATGTTCTTCAAGAAAAGCTTCTCCTCCGGCCAAATTGGTTATTGTTTCCATCCCAACATGTTTTAGGTACAGTGCTAGTCCTCCTGCAGCTAAAACAGGTAATAAAATACCACCGAGAGCTAATATAATTGGACTAACGATTGAGAGAATAGTCCCTACCATACTAATAACAGGTAAAAATGAAGCTACAAATGCAATACCCAATATCCCAAGAGTTCCCAAAATAATTTTGTCAAGGTGTTCCGTCAAGAATCCAAAAATAGATTCTTGTTTCTCTGGATCAAGGAATTTCAACAACTCCATGATACCCAACGACAAGATAAGTCTGCCACCTATCTTGAAAATATCCATAAAAAGGGAAGGCATCGTAAGTTTCATTGGTTTTGAAACTTTTGCTACAGTTTTCTTGGATTCTGTTTTTTCTTCATTTCTTTGACGTTTTGAGTTCTGTTTTATATTCTCTTTAGTTCTATTACCTTTCTTTACATCACCCAAATCTTTCTTGGTTATCTTCTGTAAGTTAGCGGTAGAGCCAACTAGAGACGTGAGAAGTGCATCAAATTTACTGACACTAAACTGTTCATTAACGTTTGAGTAAGGAAGAAACTTAGTCGTCTCAACTTTTTTTCTATAGGGTGCAAGTTTTCTAGGTTCAACCTTAGAGAATTGTGCTCTACTTTTTGCCGGAGAAGTAGTTGAGTTGGAAAGAAGTTTTTGTGCTGATACCTTATCATCTTTTTTTGCACTCTTACCCTTCTTTACCAATGCACTTGTAATCCCCTTTGCCAGTATTGGAAGTGCCATATATTATGCCCTCCCCACATGATAAGTTTGTTGTGTAGAAATTGCACTTAGATCTGCGACGTTGGTTGCAGAGAATGAATACGCTTGACTTTGTGGACGACCTGCAGCAGCATGAGCAACACCTGGAGCCTCACCACCAGTCAAACCTCCAATTGTAGTCAAAGAAGCTTTTTGAACTGGTGGGTTTATCGCATAAGGATTAGGACGGGTCAATTTTCCAGCATCTAAATCTTTAAGGAATTGGTCTGGATCTTTTTCCAACCTTCTATTTACATCTTCTAGGGGTACAGTTATTGGTAATGCTGAAGTTGGTGGGGGTGCCGATTCAGTAGTTTGGGCCGGCATTTTTTCTCGTTGTTTTTTATATACTTCCTTTATTTGTTCTTTTGATTTACCCCCCTGACCATAATAACTGGTTCCTTGAATATCTCTTCCTTTATAATCAGGACCAAAAAGATTAGGGAAAGATGCAAACACTGGTGCCAATTTGTCAATAGTCTGGTCCGACATTTCAGGAGCATTGATTTCTGCCTCTGTCACACCGGCCTCTTTCATTATGTAACCATATAAGAATAGTTTATCCTGGTTTTCTGGGGTAAATTTATCTACTGCCGGATTAAGACCTGCGGCTTTAGCATAAGTTTCTGGTTTTACCATCTGATATTTACCAACAGCATAACTGGCATCAGGTTTACCTGCACCATCTATAAATTGTGCTGATGGTTCTTTATTCCTCATACGTCTCTTCTGTTCTTCTACAACCTGATCAATCGTCAGTTTACTTAGATCCAAATCATTACGACCACCAAACCAGGTATTATAACCAGCACTACCAGATGTTCCTTCTGCAAAGGCAACAGTCTCTGCAAATGCCTTTTGTTGTGGGGTTAAACCATTTCCTGATTGAGAAGGTTGTTGCCCCATCAAAGTCTCTTGAGGTTGTGTTGTACCTGGTGCAGGAAGTTCTGGTGCGGGTGGTGCCTTATCAAATTTCATAAAATCATCATCTACCTCTGGAAGTCTTCCTAAGAATACTTTATCTCTGATAATGGATTCTTCAATTATTGGTATTTGTGGTGTTGGTAAATTAGGAATATTTCCCATGCCAGGAAGTTTTTTGAACTCTTCTATGAACGGATTAAGACCATCCACAAACTCTTTTAGTTTTGTGTTAATACCTTTTATCATATCATTCGTAGGTTTGATAATCTGATCAACAACAAAATTTTCTATCTTCATTTCCAATTTGGCAATCTGTAGATTTATCCATTTGGTAATACCATTAATATATTTTGCAGGATCCTTGAGGAATTTCAACAATTCCATAATAAACATAGCAAATCCAAGTCTCTTGAAGAAATCAAATAAACCACCCATCATATCAGTTAATGGTTTAACAGTTTTCTTCACACCTGCGACTACACCACCCAGAACAGCCGCTCTCTCTATTCTCTCTTCCTTTCTTTGAGCAGCTGTATTTTCTGCAGTAAGTCTATCCTGGTTTTTCTGTGCGTTTTCCGCAGCATCTTTATTCTGAAGATTACTAGTAGTTTGTTGAACATTCTTATCAACACTATTCAACTTACTTGCAATCAGTGCAAGAGTCTCATCCATCCCCTGTCTCTCAGGTTGAATAGGTTGTTCAGTTTCTTGTGGTGTTACTGATGGTAATAAAGGAGTTACACTAACAGCAGAAGAACTTGGTTTTGTTTTTGCTACAAAAGATTGTACATTAATTTTTTTAGAATTAACTTTAAACTTACCAGTACTACCCTTTATTCTCTTATATTCATCACTTATAAGTTCTGCATCACCGCTATCTCCCTCATTATCATTCATTCTATCGGCGGCCATCTTCTCTTTGAGAAGAGATTTATAGTCACTATAGTCCAGGCCTGTGGTATCTTCAATACCAAGAAGTTCTAGTATTCTAGAATCAATATCTTCATCTACAAGTTCTTCTTCTTTTTGAGGAACATTTCCAACAATAACCGCAAGAGCAGAAGACTTCTCTTTTACATTCTCTTTTAGTTTGGTTGATGATTTTTTGACACTATCTACCTTACCTTGATACTCTGCAATGAGCTTATCAATCTCACTCAAGATACCATCAGAAGTCCCCTTCAACTCCCCATCAAGTCTTTCTTGAGTATCATCTATAAACTTATCTGCTGGTTCATATTTTTTTGTATCTTCACTATTCTCCTCAACAAAACTCTTTGCCATTTCATGGAGTTCTGAATCATTATATCCCTTAAATATTTTATTATCAATCTCGCTCTGTTCTTCTTTACCTAAAGAATTATAAAATTTTGAAATAATATTAATCTGTTGGTCTGTCAATTTGGCGACAAGATCCTTCCCTAACTTAGATTCGTAAGTTTTTCTTAGTTGTTGAGGATCTCTAGCCATTTTGTTGTGCCTTTGCTTTTTCTTCTTCTTCCTCTAAGTGTTGCTGTAAGAGGGCTACGTAAATGTCTCTCTCCCACGGCATCATGTTTTCAATCTCCGTTAATGAATATTTATGATACTGCATCAGGGCAAAATTTAACCTGAAGTAGTTCTCAAGATCCATGTGGATCATACCTATGCGAAAAAACTGGATAAGCCCTCCAAGACGACAGTACTTTTTACATCAGTCTTAGGATTAGTAACCTCAACTTCATATGAAAGTTTAGGCATAGTCTCAAAGAACTTTTCAATCTGTTTGAATTGAACAGAATTCATTTGTTCCAAAAAGTCAATAACTTCTTTTTTTGAACAATCTGCAGTTGACCAAACTTCTTCTTCACTAAAGATTTTATCGATACAACCTGCAATCAATTCAAATGATTTATTAACGTCAACCTCACCTTTAATGTCAAAATTATTTTTAATAAATTCATCTAGTGACGGATACTTCATTTCCATCATCAAACTATCATCAAGTTTAATTTTTTTATCGTGGCCTTCACCTTCCTTTACTTCAATTTCATCCAATAAGATAGTAATAGGAATTTCAGTCACACCATCGTCAGGAGCAAGAATATTTACTTCAACTTCTTCACCAACAGACTTACCTCTAATATTTAAGAAAAGAAATTCAATATCAAATGTAGGAAGTGATTCTACTTTAACACCTCTGGTTTCAATACAACTCTTTAGAACTGCTCTGATTGCATTAGTGATTTGTTTTGTGTCATCACTTTCAAGAGCAAGAACCAGAAGTTTTTCTTCTTTAACAAGAAATGGTCTATATTTAATTTTCTTTTTAGTAGAGGGTAAAGTCAACTCATAAGTTGGAGTTGCAATTTTTGGTAAAGGCATAATGACTTAATAAAGAAATCAGTTACTAGTATTTAGTTGGCGGTTCCAGGTGTTGTACTTCCATCATCACCCAAAGCTCTGGTAAGATTTGGGGTACTATTAAATGCAGCAAGAACTTCTGAAGTTACTCTACTAGCATTATTCAATAATGAGTTTGAACTCTGTCTCCACTTTAGTTTTTCTCTAGTATATCTCAAGAATGTGAAGTTTACGGTATATTCCATAATTTGACTGGCAGAATATGAAAGAGGTGTGGAGTTAATTGATATAGGATATGCACCAACTAAGGTATAACTATTTGCAGTCCCATAACCTTCTTTTTCAAACTTACTAATAAATACCTGTCCTCTATATGTGGCTGGATAATTCATTCTATAAGATGCGGTAACATTCTTATATGCACTGGTGTCTGTTTGATTAGAAATCCAGTCC